AAGAGCTGAACTTTGGTCAGCGTACTTTAGTTCATACTCCACCTACTGATTACGTCACAATGACCGAAAACAACATCACAGTCGATGACCAGAACCTTGAGTCACCTGACTTTGTGTGGATTAAGAACCGTGACCAAGCCGATAAGCATCACCTGTATGACTCAGTACGGGGTATTCAAAAGGCTATCTACTCAAATGCTAATACTGCTGAAACAGATGAGCCGAATGGTCTTCTCGATTTCAACAAAAATGGTTTTACCGTAGGTAGTGAAGTTGAGGTTAATACATCCGGTGAAGATTTTGTCGCTTGGAACTGGAAAGCTCCAACGTCATTCAGCAATGATGCGAGTGAAACAGGTATCGGAACTATTGATAGCTCTGGTAAAGTCAGCACAGACTCAGGGTTTAGTATTGTTTCGTATACTGGAGACTCTACCGGAACTGACGGCACGGCAAGCACCGTGAAACACGGTCTATCACAAGCTCCAGAAATGATTATGTTCAAGCCGTTAGATACCTACGATGGTGCTGTATACCATTCAGGATTAACTTCAGCTTCATACCGTTTGATTTTGTTTTCCGCTAGTGGAACTTTAGCGCAATCATCTGACACTGGATTCTTTAATGGCACTGCGCCTACAACTTCTGTGTTTTCTATTGGTAGCCGTAAGCATACAAACTCTAACGGTGGCATGATCGCCTACTGCTTCCACTCAGTCGATGGATTCAGCAAAATAGGTACTTATGAAGGAAATAATTCTACGGACAACGCATTTGTTTACACCGGATTCAGACCCGCTTGGATTATGATAAAAAATATTGATGCAGTAGGTAACTGGGGCATCTGGGATACAAAACGTAATACTTATAATGTTGCTTCAGAAATACAACGAGCCGATACTTCCGCCGCCAAAGCCACCACTTCTCCAAATAACGATATAGATATACTGAGTAACGGATTTAAAGTGAGAGGCGACACTGGTCTGAGTGGTGACGCAGTAACATACATCTACATGGCCTTTGCCGAAAACCCATTTAAATATTCAAACGCTCGATAGGAGATAACGAACAATGTGGACTTACACAGGTCTAAGAAAGCGTGAAGGCCAAGTCTGGACAGACAACAATGGCATCAAGTACCCATCACAGTGGTGGTCACGCACAACCAATGCAGAGAAGATTGCCGTAGGGCTTGTCTGGGTAGATGATCCTGTCCAGTACGATTCACGCTTCTACACAGGCGATGGCACACCGAAGGCACTGGATGATACAGGCAGTGGTGAAGATTTAGTCAAGGGACTCAAGAGTGTCGCAATTGATACCGTCAAGGCACAGGCATCTGGACTCTTGGCACCAACAGACTGGCACGTTGTCAAGGCGGCAGAGGTGACTGAATACACTGTCCCTTCCGAAGTGACAACCTACCGTGCGGCAGTCAGAACAGCCTCTAACACGATTGAGACAGCGATCAATGGTGTGGCAGACCATGCGGCGTTTATGGCTCTCTACGACGTTCCTGTGGACTCTGACGGGGTGCCTACGGGTAATGCTCCCGTTAACGACTGGCCTGAAGAAATCTAACGATGGATATGATGCTCTGGAACATTGTTTTGACAGCGGCTTTTGCCGCGATGTCGTGGTTTGCTAAGACAATGTGGGCAGAGCAACAACGGTTATCGATTCTGCTTAACCGCACACGCGAGGAAGTCGCAAAAGAATACGTCACAAAAGCTGAAGTCCATAACGATATGAATCGAGTGATCGACCGGCTTGAGGCGTTAGATGCTAAACTAGACCGTATCATGGAAGGACGGGCTAAGTGACATGGCATACCAATCCCAACCCCCTCGCCCGTATGGTACTAACTGGTATCATTGGGCGACTCAACTTAATACGTATCTAAACAGGATACGCACTCAACTTCAGCACCGTTACGGCAATGAGTCAGCCGAAACAGACGGCGTATTCCTCTACGACCCAAATATCGATCAAGTTGTAGTCTCGGTGAACGGAGTATTCCGTCCGCTCGGCTTTGGGTCGAACGCTGTTGGTTCATACGGCGCTTTCTACACAAACGTCGAACATGATGCAGGTACGATCAACACAGCCACAGCAATCACATGGGAAGGCACTGGGTACTCAAACGGTGTCGCAGTCGACGGCACAACCACTAGCCGGATTAACTTCACAAACGCAGGCACATACGCAATCGACTTTTCCGCTGAACTCCATTCGGAGAACTCAAGCGCAAAGAAGATTTGGATATGGCCGCGCATCAATGGAACAGACGTTCCCAACTCCACAATCGTCACGACGCTGACATCAAACGACGACAGAATCGTTGTTAGCCGTGCCGGTATGTTCACTGTATCAGCGGGGGATTACCTAGAAGCAGTGTTCGCAGTCGATGATGTCGATCTCGACATCCACGGGACAGCCGCAACAGCGTTTGCGCCTGCATCTCCGTCTGCGACCATTTCTATATTTGGAGTTGCGTAGATGATTTTTGAGGCCATAGCGGCCATTAAAATTGCAAACGAAGCCATTGGAGCGATCAAAGAATTTGCGGGCCATGTGCAGTCTGTTGGCGAAATGGGGCCACAACTGACTAAATTGGCTGACGCTAAAGGCGAAATAGAAAAGAAAGCTAAAGATGGTGACATGGATGCTTTCTTCGCCTTGGAGGATATTCGCAAGAAAGAAGCTGAAATTAAGCAAATGTTTATCTATAACGGTCGGGCAGGACTGTGGGATGACTACCAGAAGTTCATAGCTAACCGTAAACAAATGCGGGAAAACGAAAAGAAGCGTGAAGAAGCTAAGCGACTGGCTAAGAAGAAAGCCATCAAGACTGCACTCACTTATGGTGCTGTTGGCATTTTTACTCTCGGTATGGTGGGCGGGGCCGTGGCCTTTGTCTTGTTTCTTATTAGTCACCGAGGTAGCTAAGCAATGATCTGGATACTGTTTATCATCATGCTCGACTCCGATCGCTACTACGTTCAGCCAAACAGTTTCTACTCATCAATGGATAAATGCTTTGAAGCGCGTAGCGTCTTCATGGCGACCGCCCCACAGCCAAAGATTAACTATGAGGCGGTGTGCATACAAACGGATAAGGTGCAAATGCAATGACAGAAGAGATGCAGAAATACGACATGAATGGTAACGGTGTAATCGATCCTGAAGAACGGGAGCTTCTCCTTGAGGATCGACGAAGAGAAATGGACGACGCCGATGCCAAAAGAGATGCTCAAAGACGCATCACTTATATGGCGGCAAGCGGTATCTTGCTGTTCCCATTCTCGGTTGTTGCGACTGAGGCGTTCGGGCTATCAGGCGCATCAACGTTGCTCGCTGATATGAGTACGATCTACTACGGATCGATCTCGGTCATCATCGGCGCATACTTCGGCTTCAGTAATATGGCGGCCAAGAAGTAATGAAAACCTGCGCTTATGTGTATAAACAAGGTTTATACATTGCGGAGTGCGGGTCTGAATTGATATTCCGTCCAACGGGTCGTTGTGATAAGTGCGGAAGGAAAGTAGTGGAGGCGATAAGAAATGTTGCAAATGTTATTGGGTCCGGCGTTGGAGTTGGGCAAGGACTTTCTGAAAGGGAAGGCGGAAGAGAAGAAGGCAATCCAACAGCGTAAGATCACCGCGATCAACAATGACGCTGATTGGGAATCGAAGATGGCTGATGCTACTAAGGGGAGCATCAAAGATGAATGGTTCGCCTTTATTTTAAGCGCACCTTTGATTGCCGTTGCTTACTCAGTCGCGATGGACGATCCGCAGATTATTGCTCGCATGAACGAAGCGTTCTCAGCACTAAACCAGTTACCGGATTGGTATCAGTATTTGTTGTTTATCGCAGTCACAGCCTCATTCGGGGTGAAGGGTGCAGATAAGTTAATGTCACTAAAGAAGGGTAAATAATGTACGAGTTATCACAACGTTCACTCAGCCGGTTAGATGGCGTCGACGAAAGGTTGGTTAAAGTAGTATGCGCGGCAATCAAACTAAGCAACGTCGATTTCGGCGTATCCGAAGGATTACGAACAGAAGAGCGGCAGAAAGAGTTAGTTTCCAAGGGCGCGAGCAAAACGATGAAATCGAAGCACTTGGAAGGAAAGGCGGTTGACCTTGTTGGATATATTTCAAATCAAGTTTCGTGGGAAGTGACGACTTACGACGACATCGCTGATGCAGTAAAGATGGCGGCTCAAGCGGAAGGCGTCAAAGTGCGTTGGGGTGCGGCTTGGCATATTGACGACATCTGCGATTATGACGGCACAATGGAAGAAGCGATGAACGATTACGTCGATCTGCGCCGTTCGCAAGGTAAGCGACCGTTTATCGATGCGCCGCATTTCGAGTTAATGGACTGATGTGAAAGCGCGAGTCGATGGAAGGGATACCAAAGACTCGCAAAGAGGCGATTGCGAGTGGCAGTGATTACTACTTCACCAATGTTCCATGTAGCCGTGGACACATCGCGCCCCGCTTCACCAGTAACAAGAACTGTTGCGACTGCATTAACGAGCGAAATCGAGAACGAACGATCAAAGGTTACTGGAAGGGATACGGTAACCTTGAGTACAAACGAAAGAAGCGGGAGGCCGCAAGCAAGCATTACCAAAAGCACAAGCACTTATACAGGGATAACAATCGAATTAGACGGAAGCGTTTACTGCTTGCGTCGGTGTTCACCGAAGAAGGCGAACGTCGTATGAAACTCAAGTATCTAGAAGCGCAGAGACTCACACTGGAAACTGGCGTAGAATATGTGGTAGACCACATTGTGCCTTTAGCGCATAAACTTGTCTGCGGGTTACACAACGATGCGAATACGCAGATTGTGACAGCAGAAGAGAACGCGAGAAAGCACAACAGTTTTAGCATTGAGGATAACTAATGCCATTAGTACCACTCGACATACCGGCAGGCGTTTACCGCAACGGGACAGAATACGATTCAAAAGGGCGATGGTTCGATACAAACTTAGTGCGTTGGCGCGAAGGGCGTCTTGAGCCAGTGGGGGGATGGGAGCAATTCGATAGCACTAACGGAGCATTGGACGGTAAAGCCAGAAACATACTTACTTGGAGAGGCAACGACTCCGGCAAGTACATGGCGATCGGTACTAATGAGAAGTTGTACGCCTCTCAAGGCGGTTTGATGTATGACATCACTCCTTCCGGCTTCAGCGCAGGACGCGAAGATACAATCATTGGCTACGGATATGGTCTAGGGATTTTTAACACCGGAGACTACGGAACTGAGCGCACAACATCCGTTGCGCTTGATGCGACAACATGGTCCCTCGATAACTGGGGCGAGTATCTTGTCGCTTGCTCGACCTCAGATGGATTAGTTTACGAATGGCAACTGTCTTTTGCGACTCCTGCACAAGTTGTTGCTAATGCGCCTGACGACAACGTTGGAATTATTGTTACCAACGAAAGGCATCTTGTATGCTTGGGCGCTGACGGCAACAAAAGACGCGTTCAATGGTCCGATCAAGAGGACAACACAACTTGGACGCCATCAGCGAACAACCTTGCAGGCGATTTAGACCTCGAAACATCTGGTCGAATTAGAACTGCTAAACGAGTCGGTAATGACATCCTTATATGGACAGACGTTGACTGTCATTTGATGCGGTATCTTGGCCCGCCGTTCGTCTATGGCATTGAAAGGGTTGGTGACGACTGTGGAGTTGTTGGGCCAAATAGCGTTGTCGTAACAGGCAATACAGCAGTCTGGCTTTCTGAGTCAGGGTTCTGGAAATATGACGGGGTGATCGCACCATTGCAATGCGATGCGCTCTTAGACGTAACTGACGGCATTAACAGAAACCAACAAGCGAAAGTATCAGGCGGACACAACTCGCAGTTTGGGGAGATTTGGTTCTTCTACCCATCATCCACGTCAAATGAAAATGACAAATACATTATCTGGAACTATCGATTAAATCATTGGGTTGTGGGCGCATTATCAAGAACCTGTTGGCATGACCAAGGAACGTTTCCAGACCCGATCGCCGTTGGTGATGACAATATCCTTTACCGGCATGAGACTGACTGGACAAATGACGGCACATCAAGAGTCGGAGAAGTGTACGCAGTTAGTGGCCCTATTGAGTTGGGGCAAGGTGATAGGTTTGCTGTTGTTGATCGGATTATCGCCGATGATTACGAAAACCTACCCTCATTAAAAGCGACCATTGGCATCAAGAATACGCCAGAGGGGTCATACTCAGATACGGAATACACGATTAACGAGTCAGACGGATACATCGATGTGCGTCTGACAGCACGTCAAATGCGCGTTAAACTAGAAGCAACGCGGGATGACGGGTTTAAATTTGGTACAATTCGCATGAACCTGAAGCAAGGTAGCCGGAGATAAGCATGGCGTTTACAACGAATTTTGGCGGTGACTACGAGGACGTTCTTCAGAGATACTCGACATCCGCATTAAGGCAAGCAGAAGACGTTTCTAACTTAGGGTACACCCCGTACACCGGAGAGCGTGTCGCAGGGTTTTCACCGACTGAGTTAGCAGGACGTGAACGTGCGGCTGAACTTGCACAACTTGGACTTGGGATGCCTCAAGTCGAGCAAGCAGTCGACGTTGCTTCTGGTGTTGCTGACTTCTCCTATACCGATCCGTCGGTTGTTCAACAATACATGAACCCGTATTTGCAAGCGGCGCTTGATCCGACATTGCGTCAACTGCGTGAGCAACAAACACAAACACTTCAGGGATTAGGTGCGGGAGCGGCTCAGGCAGGGGCGTTCGGCGGATCACGCCAAGGCGTTGTTGAAGCGGAAGCGTTGAAAGGATTTGGTCAGCAAATGGGTGACGTGATAGGAAGAGGATACGCTTCCGCGTTTGACCGAGCGACTGACATGATGTCCACAGAAGCTCAAACTCGATTGGCAGGGGCTTCCGCATTATCGCAAGGCGCTAATCAACTTCGCCAATTAGGATATGCTGATGCTGATGTGCTTCGGACGTTAGGGGCCGAAGAACGAGGTTTGCAACAATCGCAAATGGAAGCTGATTACCAGGACTATCTCCGATCGCAGGCTTTCCCTTATCAGTCGCTTCAGGCTCGACTATCTCCGTTAGGGTATGGCGCACAAGTGGCAGGGGCCGCTCCAACAGTTCAACAGCCATCGCAGTTCCAGTCATTGCTCGGTAACTTAGGTGCAATCGGGTCAACAGCTTATATGGTCGGCAAAGGGTTCGGCGCTCTACCCGACTCTTTTAATCCGTTTTCGTAAGGAGCTACCATGATTAGACCAATACGAGTTGCTCCATTTTCTCAGACACGGATGATCTCTGAGAACCCGTTAGCGCCTAACACGATGACGAACGAGCAATATTTGTCCGGGCAATTTTCTTCACCGGCATCTGCGCCTTTGACTGCAAATATGATGCAACAATTGGCGCAAACCGGGCAACGTGGATTAGAGGGCGCAGAGCGCATCTCGAAGCAAGTTGCTAAGTCGCCACGCGTTCAGGGATTACTTGGAGGCGGTGAAGCGGCAAACGGGTTGCTTGGTGATATGCAAGGCGAAGCGGCTCTTCAGGGGTTGTTCGCGACAATGCAAGCGATTGGTCGCCCAGTACGTCGAGGCGAAGATCGTTACGGCGGAGCGGTTCAATACGGTCAGCAGGTCATGGGTCAGGCGCAACAACGTGGACTGCAAGACCTATCTACGCGATTGCAATTAGACAAGTTTAATTTAGATAAGCTCAAAGCGTTGCGTGAATTAGAAAAGACGCAAGCGACGACAGACTTAATTTCTCAAAGCCTTGGCGGGGTACAACCTCAGACCGCCGCCGAATCGATTCAGCTTGGTGAGCAATACGAAAGACTCCCTGACGACAAGAAGCAAGACCTTCGTTTAAGTCAGGTGTACCAAGATTTAGGAACCAAGTTGGCTCCAGTGAACTCTGAGTTATCTAAGCAGTATTTGGATCAAGCGAAGAGCCTTTATGACAAAGCATTTGTCGGCGAGCTAAAGCCATCTGAGTACAGAAAAGCATCGGCAGACCTTGGGAAAGAGTTCAAGAAAGGCGAGTACGATGAAAGGGCGGCTGTTGTTCAAGCGGCTCGCGACCTTACTGTTCTTGGGCAAGACGATAATCCGATGGATGCAATCGCCGCTGTGTTCCGTTTGATGAAATCCCTTGATCCGACATCTGTTGTTCGGGATAGCGAAGTCAGAATGGCGACTGGGGCAGGTGGTCTGTTTAACCAATTGAAAGGGATGTTAGCAGGCGCGGCAGGTAAGTCATCGATTAGCCGAGAAGTCTTTGAATCTATCCGCTTAACGGCAATCAAGCTAGCAGAAGCGGCTGAGATGGATTATCAGAAGCAAGTCGAAACCCAACGCGCTTACGCTGAAAAAGCACAGCTTGATCCTTCGCTTGCTGTTTGGGCTGACTCATTAGGGGTTACAGACTTGATCGAATACAGGAAAGGTATTTCGTTAAGCGAAGACCAGAGGAAGGAGTTGGCAGACTTGTTCCTTAGCCAGACAAGTGGGAGTTCTCAATGAGCGAACAAGACCAACGCCTTCAAGCTAACGCCGAGTTAGTTCAGTCGACAGTATTTGATGCGATTAGAGCTTTAGCGGCAAAAGACAGAGCGTCATTCGATGATGCAGGAGAGCGGGCGATAAAGTTAGGCGTTAAGCCTGACGCGTTTAAGAAGTTAATTCTTGATTACCAAAACGAATCTGTTGATTACGGCTTTATGCGCTCTGTGGCCCAAGGCGTTACTTTCGGTTTCGCGGATGAAATTGAGGCGTTAGCCAAGTCTGCTATTGGCGATGGAACTTACGAGCAAGAAGTCGCAAAGGTCCGTGCGGGTAAAGCGGCTTATGAAGGCGAGTATCCGATGCGAGCGATGGCCGGTGAAATTGCGGGTGCGCTCCCATCATTAGCCTTCCCTGCGGGGTTGGCGCTTAAAGGCGCAACGACAGTCGGCAAGGCGGTATTGCCTGCAACACGGATGGCTCCACGCGGAGCGCCTGCGGCGGCTCCAACGTTTACCGGAGAAGGTATTAAAGCGACAGCCGTTGGTACAGGAGAAGGTTTCCTTGGTGGTTATGGCCGAGGCGAGACGGAAGCTGAGCGGTTTGAGAAAGGCGTTCAGGAAGGAATTATCGGCGGGGTCGGAGGCGCAACAATACAAAGCGCCATCGGCGGTGGTACGCGTTTGCTTCAATCCATGCAACCCGTTGAGTCAGTAGCGCAACAGCGTGTGGCGTCAACGATTGCCCGTGGCGACGAGCCACGCGTTTCGTCTGAAGTCACTGAGCGTTTAGCGACAGGCGATGAAATGCCTGAAACACTTGCCGACATTATTGGCGGACAAGCGCAGAAAACAGTTAAAGCAACACGCATGGGCGGCGAGCAGGATTTCGATGTTGCGACAGGCAAGTTTCTTACGGAGCGGATGACTGACGCGCCGACTCGCGTATCTCAGGCTGTTGGTGACTTCGGCGAAGGGTTAGGCGTTGACGTATTTGAAGAGCTAGACGCAGACGTGTTGCGGCTGATCCGAGATGATGCGGCGTACAAAGCGTATCAACCAATCCGTGAAGCGAACCCAGAATTAAGTATCCGCGACATGGGCTTTGATAAATTCTTTGACGACGACATGATTTCTGAGTCTGTTTACAACAAGGTCATCTCTGATATGCGTCGGTTGGTTGCCGCAGGCAAGATGGATGCTGATTCGATTGACGGAGTTCCAAGCTACAAGACAGTCGTTGACACTTTAAAGGCAGGCAAAAACGTTACTGCACCTTTCGCTTTCTTTGATCAAGTACAGCGGGAGATGGCTGACATTGGCCGCAAAGGGTTGTCTGGCGAAACGCGGACTAGCGGAGCAGGATATAAAGGTCTTGCCGATGACATGGATCTGTTGTTGCGGACTAAGGTCGACGGATACGCTGATGCGAAAGCCGCATACAAGGCGAACTCTGATGTACTGACTGCTTCCGAGCTAGGCAAGAAGGCGGCAGGCAAGTCGCGTACTGCGGCTCAGGTCGAGAAGGATTTATCTGGGCTAGGCGAAGACGCGCGTAAGGCATACATCCAGTCAGCACTAAACGCTTTAGTTCGTACATTCGATGTGGAAGGGCGAGACTACGCAACGCGTATCTTGCAATCGAAGGAAGCGAAGGCGAAGCTCAAGGCGATGGTCGGCGAGCAATCAGATGAGGTTTACACCAATCTGTTGACACGCCTTGGCCGCGAATCGCGCATGGCAAGGTCTGGTCAGGCAATGACTCCTCGCTCAGACACCGCTCAAAACTTAGCGATGATGCAAGGTCAGGGGTTAGATATCCTTCAGTCGCCAATGCAACAAGTTCAACAGCGTTTGCTTGAAGGCATCGTATCGAACCTCCCATCGCGGCGTTCCGCTGTCACTCAACGTGCCGGTGAGATGTTAATGGAGACAGCGCCTTACCAACAGCGCAGGATTCTCAGCGGCGTTGAGGCGCAGTTACCAACACAACGAGCAATCGAGAACATCGCAGTAGGCGGGGGACGTGCGGCGCGGTTGCCGAGTTTGCTTTCTCCGGCAATGGAGGATAAACCTGTTACTATCTACACTGATGAGCAGATGCGTCAGATGGGCATGGGAGGCTTGTTAAGATAATGGGATGGGGTACAGATTCACTAGGCGGGTCAGCCGGAGATTTTGAAGGCACTAGCTTTGGCGGGGATTCCGCAGGCTCGGCTTCAAGTAGCACATCGTCAGATCGCGGAGGCGACAGCGATCGAGGTGATAGTCAACCGTCAGCATCCGATTATGCGGCGATGGAAGATGCCTATGACGCCGCGATGGGTTACGACACAGGCCCAGACTTATCTACAAATGTAGGCAACGGATCTCCTGCGGCAAGAGGGTCAGTCGGCGTCACCCCATCGTTCGCACCGAACCTCATCAATCAACCGCTTGCCGTTGGATCGAAAGTGGCTGTTATGCCATACGATTCTTTCCAACGCTCGCCACAGCAGATGTTCGGTTACGGCGGACTAACGGCTTCACCCTATGCGCCTTCGCAAATTTCGTATCAAGGCGGCGCACCTGCGGGTACATATAATCCGTTAGGCGGGACGCAGATTTCTCAATTCGACATGGGACGCGCACCAACGCCTGCCGGAACACCGGACGATCGCAACTTCCTTGAGAAAGTGTTTGATTCGTTTGGAGGAACAGGCGCTTATTCTAATCAACGTGCAGGCGTTTTAGACCCCCGCACTGGAACCTTTCAACGTTTTGATGGGCAGACAACGCTTGAGAAGACAAGCGATAATATGCTTGGAGATTTCTTCGGAAACGCAGTAACGGGTGCTTTGGGTGTCACTCCTTTAGTTGGGCGATTGGATACCAAGGAGTACACACCGCTTGCAGGTGGCGAGCGCCTTCAGTATTCAACGTCACATGGTGGGTTGCTTAGCGACATGATCGGCGAGCGGTTAATCCCTTACTCAGAGCTTGAAGCGCGTCAAGCGCAAATGGGTGGAGGCGGTGACGACGATCAACCGCTAATTATTCCTCAAGAGGTCGCGGAGATCGATCCAGAGACAGGCGAGCCAACGCAGTTCCCAGACTTCACACCACGCGAGTACAAGTACCAACCGTTTACCTCAAGGTTCTACACAATTCCATCGCGGTTTACGCAACCCTATGGTTTACTTGGCTAACAGTTCCCTCATCGTGTAGCCCCCTACACGACACTTCGCCCACTTCGGTGGGCATTTTTTTACTCCTAAGTGTTGCAAATGGTACAAGAGTGATTATAATGAAGACTGTTAAACATGATCTAAAGGAGATCGAAATGGAAAACAAAACCTTCACTGAACTTGAAATTGATGTTTACAACATGATCATTGACCACAGCATGTCAGATGACGCGGCATACATTGACGATCTTGCTAGCTGTCTTTGCATTACCGTACCAATGGTCAAGGGCGTTATCGGTTCGCTCACTAAGAAAGGCATGGTCACTTCTGAGATCGAAGATCGTGACGGTTACATGTACAACCCAATCCGCGCGATCATCGATGCTGACAAGTTTGAAAGAAGCACTGTGTCTTACGGGTGTGACTGGTTCACTGACGAGCAGGTCGAAGAGATGAAATTGAAGTCAGACGCAGACGCATACATTGAAGCACTTTTGGGAAAGGAGCAGGCGTAAGCCTGCCCTCCGGGCTAATAACAAAGGGGAAGTAAAATGGATTGGAAACCAATCATCGAGGCACTGCGCCTCAAGCAAAAGAAGGCGGCTCCACGTTTGGAGCCAGTCCTGCACGTCGTCGTTCGGTACAACCCGTTCTGGAAAGAGTGGGATGTGAATCGTTACGACGCCGATGGGATTGAGTTGGCAAATGAACGCTATCCACTGCAAGGCGCGGCACGTTACATCGCAAGCACTTGGATGGATATGTACAACGTTACGCAAGTCACCGTGTATCAGATGAATGGTAAGGTGAAGGAAATCATTCAGCAGAAGGACAAAGAAAATGGTTGAAGCGGCTGTTTTTCTAATCGTGTTTACGTTGGTGGCACTGTTTTTTACGGTGCTTGCCATATTGTCCGATGTCGTCTTGCGTTACACTTGCAACAAATCATTGTTCCCAAAGGATTACTTTAAGTGATAAACCAAGAAGCGTTCGATGTAGCTTATAAGCTACAAAACGAAATGACCAAAGCAGGAGTTAGTCGTGCAAGAGTCCTCTCCGAAGCAGGCGTTAGCCGAGCTACTTTTTGGCGTTGGTTGCAGAACGCCTCATCTCCACGAAAAGCAAGTGTTACTGCAATTCGCGATGCTATCCAACGACTTTCTCGCGAAGTTGCGGAGACGAACGTTTGATTTTAGGAATCGATGTCGGCATCAGTGGGGCTGTCGCACTATTGGATGGAAACAAACTTGTCGAGGTACACGATATGCCGACAGTCTCGGTGACGGTCGGCGGGAAGAAGAAACGACGCATTGACGCGAGGGCGTTGTACGAGATTCTCCAGTTCGAGAAGCTTGAACACGCCTTCATCGAGATCGTCAACGCCAGACCGAATCAAGGCGTCAGTTCGATGTTTGCGTTCGGGCAGGCAAGTGGAATCGCTGAGGCGGTTGCATGGGTGATGACGCCGGACGTGACAGGCGTCAGACCGCAAACATGGAAGAAGCATTTCAAACTTGGCAACGACAAGGCGTCGTCGCGTGAACTGGCTTCTCAATTATGGCCCGATCAAGCGGATCGGTTTAAACGCGTGAAGGATGACGGGCGAGCGGAAGCCGCGTTGATCGCCTTATGGGGACAGCAATGCATTTTACCGGACAAGAAATTGCGCTGATTGTCTTTGTCGCTTTCACTTTTGCGTTCTGGCTTTTGCTGAGTGATAAGTATGAAGACTAAATCGTTTCGAGATTCGCGGTTGGCCGTTAAGTACGCGCACAACTGTCAGCAAGGGGGAAAGTCATGCGCCTTGGTTATCAAGCGAGACTACTTTGTCGTGTGTCCGTTGGAGTCGATAGACCACTACCGCAAAGACAACGAGCAAGCGGAATACTTTGATGCCGAAACCACATCAACACGCTAAGGCGATACACGCATGGGCCGATGGAGCGGAGATCGAATTCCGCGTGGACTCTACGCGGATCGCGTATGGTTCGTCGAACGACTGGAGGCCATGCCGCAATCCAGACTGGCATGAGAACTTTGAGTACCGAGTCAAGGGCGGTCTTAGCCCAAGAGTGACACTAGATATTGCTCGGCTGAATGTGCTTGCCAAGATGCACGAAGACGGTGACTAACTTTTTTTGCCTAAAGTTGTTGCAAATGGTACAGAACCTAGTATTATGAAGTCTGGATCAAGTCCAAAGGGGACAAAAACATGACTACATTAGCACCAAAAATTGCCGCCGCTGATCTTGCTCATATGGAATTGGTTGACCAATTCAGTAATGAGGAATACAGAAATTACGATTCTGCTATTTTCAAAAACAAAGAAGGCCGATTTATTGTGGTTACAAAGTTCGTACATCAGAGAACGCGCCTTGTAACCTTTCAGTCTCGACTAATAACAGATGATTTAGACGCGGCGAAAAAGGAAGCGTTTGCACACACATTTGGGAAGGCGGCGTAAGCCGTCTCATGGGGGATACGAAAATGACATCAACAACTTTGAAAAGCCTTCCTGAAATTCGCATCGATGAATCAGTCGATATCTTTCATAACTGGATTCGCGCGATCCCTTGCGAATGTAACACGTTCAATTTCGCGAACGAGCTTTTGTGTAAGCAGTATCGCAGTGTCATTGGCCGCATATTGAGCATGAGGAATCAAGAGCAAGAATGGCTTGCTGACGGGGACACGAAATCAGCCGAAATTTGCCGCTATCGGGGGATGGAGGCGAAACGCAGATTCTTGAAGTTGGTTGGAGATTCGATTGAAATACTATCCGACGACGAGGAACTGACAGATGATTTCGTGGACGACACAAATCATTTGCTGTCTGAAATCATCAACGAGCTACGGTTGATGGGCGAATAATGCCCATCCTCCCGCCGCATCCGTTCAAGGATCTTGAGGACACGGAGTTCTGGAATCAGAATGGGATCAATATGCGCTTGCGGGCGCACATTAAAAAAGATAGATTCGGTTTCGAGTTCAAGAACCCGATAAGGAAAGTGAGAAGAATGAATCCATTCCAACATCATGGCATCAGCCATCTTAGCCCTAGCGCCGTAAATATGTTTACGGGCAGTCCATCTGCATGGATAGCCAAGGCGTTATTCGGCCACAAGTTTTCAATGGGCGCGTCAGCTTGGCGTGGGATCGCAACTGAGGATGGATTGAACGCGTGGATCTTTGATAATGCAGACCTTAAAACGGCGCACGATATCACCTTAGCCAAGTTCGATCACCTGAAGGGTACGATCAACCTCAACGACGCTGTTGAGAAAGAGCGTACACGCTTGTATCGCTATCTGATGAATAGCATCGACGCGATGATCGAACTGGAAACGGACTTCGGCATTGGTAAGCCACAACTCCCGCCGGTCGGTCAGACGTTCAACGGCCAGTGGGAAGTTGGATTGCCATGTCGGTTCGGCGATCAACCTCACGAGAAGGTCGACGTGATCGGCTATCTCGATTTTCTTTACGCGAACGACGCGAACAAGCATACGATCGTGGACCTAAAGACCACTGCACGGATTCCGAGCGACTGGTCAACGTCACACGCGATGCAGGCGGCGTTTTACAAACGAGCGCATGGCAACAACCCTGACGTGTACTTCGCGTATGCGAGTCCGAAGGAAGAGGGCAAACCCAACGCGTATCACATCCTGAAGTTAGACGATGAAACGTATCAGCGTTCGTTGAAACGATTCAAGGATTCCATTGTTCGCATGAGCAAGTTCTTAGCTCTGAGCGAAAACCCATTCGATCTTGTGGCCGGTGTGCCGCACGACGAAGAGAGCTTCTACTGGGACGGCGAGCCTGCGCTCAATGACATCGTAGAAGAAGCAAAACGGCAAATCGAAAACACAAAAGAGGAGAAGTAGAAATGCCATTAAATCTAGGAGGCGGTGAGGGTAAGCCGTACATTCGTTTCAGTCCATCCATTAGCTCATGGGAAATGAGTTCACCTGAAGGAAAGACTGAGTTCACTTGGGACGCTCCTGCGGTATTTGACATCGCAGGGTTACAGCTTGGTTGGTTAAAGATCGACTCGCAAGGGCGCGATTGGATTCCGTGGCCGAGTATCACTAATCGACTGCCACAGCCTGAAGAGAAGGACCGTGATGGTAACCCGACTTACAAGTTAGGGTTCCGGATTGATGTGGTCAGCACAAAGCTGTTCGGCGATGAGCCGGTGCGTGAGTTTAGCGCAAATACCTTTGGCAACCTGACGTTCATCCAAGAGTTGTATAACCAATGCGAGGAAAATCCGGAGTTCAAGTCCGGGAAAGCGCCAGTCGTGCAGATCACTGGCTCGACTCCGATGAAGGTTGGTAAGGGCAACACGAAGATCCCTCAGTTCGAGGTCAAGAAGTGGGTGGACCGTCCTGCGGAACTGTCAGGCGGAACAACAGAAGCGCCGGTCGCATCTGCGCCTGCACCTCAACCTGCACCAACGCCTGCCCCGGCAGACGATGATGAGTTCTGAGGGGATGACGATGTTAGTAAAACTCAGCACACCGGATTGCACGGAGGTCTTGATTAACCCAGACCAAGTGCAGGCGGTATTCAAGGTGACCGAGAAACGGTCGAATATCCAGTTCGCCAACTCGGATCGTCACATGGCGGTCAGCGAAGGCATTGACGTGTTGAATGATTTGTTCAACACCAAACCGGCTTCCACTAGAGCTAGGAAGACTACCTGATAAGCGGGTGACTTAGCCCCCTTCGGGGGGCGTTTTTTTCTAACAACAAGATAGCTCTGTGGGAAGAATATGGAACAACCAAACACATTATTGGAGTGGGCCAGATACTACGCATCCTTGGGATTCAGCGTAATACCGGTGTACACCGTCGACCAAGACGGTATCTGCACCTGCAAGAAGAAAGATGAGTGCAGGAACGCAGGTAAGCATCCGGCGGTGAACTGGCAACGCTTCACGAAAAGGAAAGCGGACGACGATCAACTGCTTGTCTGGTTCGATGGGATGGAGCATAGCCATAACATCGGAGTAGTCACTGGCAGTATCAGCGGCAACGTGTTTGTGATTGACGTGGACACGGGTCAGGGAAAGACCGGATTGGAGACTCTCGATCAGGTTCAGATGGCGCATGACGACCTACCGATCACTGCAACAGCGAAGACCGGATCAGGTGGCAAGCACATCTTTCTGAGAGCGCCGGATGGATTCCACGTTAAGACCGATACCAACCTGATCGGCAAAGGCATCGACGTGCGAGGCGAAGGTGGATTTGTCGTTACCGCGCCAAGCCGTCACGCGTCAGGTAATCGCTACACCTATGACATGGACGACATCGCCGATGCTCCGAACTGGGTTCTCGCGATGGTGGAAGGCGGGACAGCGGGAACGCATGACGCGCCAATGCAATCCACTAGCACCAATCCGTTCGGCCAGTACGACGACGGACGTGAAGCCGTGATGACGAAGACGATCCTGTCAACGATCATGGCGTACTACGAAAGCACGTCATCCATGCCAACGCTCGACGATATTATCGAACACGGGTGGAAGCTTTATGAGATGCGCGTCGCCACAAGAAACGGCAGGACATTAGAAGAAGATGGCCGAGGCATTACTGCGTTCACCGAGAAAGCGGGATACCAACTCGCTAGGGCGAAACGCGGTGAGCTACACACGCTCAATGCTATCCGTTCCAAAATGGAAGCAATGGGCATCAGAGAAAATACGTCAGGGGGACACAGTGATGACACAGACAACGACAGCGCACAGCAAGGTGAAGTGGCGCTATCAGTACAGGCGGTTCTGCGAGAGGCCATTAGCATGGCCGCACAAGCGGAGGAGAAGCGTCAAACGCGATTACATCTCGAAGACTGGCACGTCTCTCGCTTTAAGGGAGAGCCGCCAGAGATGGAGTATTTGGTCGAAGGTATATTTCCGCAAGGTGTTCCGGCTTTACTCGCGGCGTCAGGCGGTATTGGAAAGTCATTTGCGCTCCTCGATCTGGCGCTCAAGGTCGCACTATTCCGAGGGGATGACCCTTTTGAAGTCACGCCGTTTGCTTTTGGGGGCCGTGTTACAAAGGGCGGAAAAGTCGTATTCCTCACCGCAGAAGATTCAGCCGACTCCGTACATCGTCGCCTTGCTCAAATATCTACGTCGGACGAAATCGAAAAAGCGTCGCCAAACCTTATCGTTGTTCCGCTTCCAGACGCTACGGGAGCGATTGCACTGGTTAACGAGGGAATGGGTGTCGTCTCAATGACCGAGCATTACCACGACCTGATGGATCAGCTATTGCATATGGAGGATGTGGCGTTGGTCATCATCGATCCGTTGCAGGCGTTCTGTTGGGCGGACGTTAATGCTGATCCAAAAGCGGCGCAGGTTTGGTGGACAGCGATGTCCTCGATCTGCGCTAAGACCGGAGCCACGTTGATCGTTGCACATCATATGCGTAAAGATGGCCTGAGAGGCATCACAGTGGCCGAGGAGGCGCGTGAAGCGATCAGAGGGTCAACCGCTTTAGTTGATGGTGCGCGTCTGGTGTACGCGATGTGGGCGATCAGCGGGGATGCTGAGGTCGGACCGTGTAAGGCGCTTGCATTACCACTTAACAAGCAGTCGATCGTGTGTGGCTGTGTCGTGAAGGCGAATGACCTGATCGATAGGGACGTGCGTTATTACGGACGTGGTAAGACCGGATTGCTTGAGGACCGTACAGCGGAGGTTGAGTCAGCGCGTCGGCTTGAGGACGAGGTGAGCCAAGATCAGATCGATAAGACGTTCAGCGAGATCGAGCTACGGTGGAACCGTGAGAACCCATTCAGCAATGCCAGTCAGACCGGAGATCGTTATCTGGTCAGGTGGATGTCCGAGAACATTGGCATGACAAAACGTGCGGCCAATAAGGCGATGTGCGATTGGATCGATCAGGGCTACATCACGATCGAGATGCTAAGCGGGAACACGAAGAAGAAGGGGCTATGCGTCATGCATAAGCCTGAGTCAACGATTAAAGAAGAACGAGGGTTCGTCAATGACTAAGGAACAGATCAGCATCATCGTGGATATGTACAAGGATGGACGCAACTACACGAAGATTGCGAAGGATGCCGGTACATCGGTGTACACGGTGAAGCGTTGGGTGCGTCTTAACAGGGACGAGTATGGGTTGACGCGTCGGCGTAACCTCGCCGAAGGGACAGGCGTCAACAGTTACAGCGCAGAACTTAATTCATCGTGGAATCTGAGCCTATCGAGGAAGTATCTGGTCAAGGCGTGGGGTGAGAAAGCATGACGACTAACCCGTACTGGCTAAACCACAACACGCGCAAGCTCGATCCAGAGGACGTGATCCTCATCAGGGAATTGCGTGAGGAGGGGCTGACGATGCAGTCGATTGCAGATAAGTTTGAGGTTAGCAAGACGCACGTTAGCAAGATTGTAAACGGGAAGGTTTGGGGGCATTTGCGGAAGTCTGCGGAAGTCTGCGGAAGTTGAAAGTGGGGCATGCGGAAGTCGTTAAAATCCCCTAAGGGAAAAGGATAACTTCCGCAATGGTTTTGGACGGGTCTGCGGAGGTTTGCGGAAGTTGTTTGTCTTACTCGCAGTCATGCGGAAGTCGTCACTTGTCGTTGACGACATTCCGCAGTGACGACTCACGAAAGTAACGCGCAGGATATTGGTAAAAAGAAGAGGGAATACGATGGATGATTATGCAAGCGATGTGACGCGGAAGGCGAAGGCAAGTTGGGAACGCAGGAAGATGGATGCGATTGCACGTTGGGGGAGCTTAGATCGATTAGCGTCGAAGTGTAGTGCGGAGACAGCGGCGAAGTTCGCAAAGGCGAATGGGCGGATGAAGGAGGCGCGGTTAAGCGCAGACGACTTTGAGTACGCAAGACGGTTAGGCGTCATGGAGCGAGGCGTGGATGCGTTGGAGAAGGAAGCACTGGAGAACGGATACGCGCCTTCGGATATGACGTGGTTCGACTTGCAGACGCGAGTGGGTGACCGGCGAGCCGTCGCCGTGATGAATCCGCAGGATGCCGAATACGTCGCGGCAACGTTGGGGCGTGAACTAGGAGACGACTTCATCGTGTACACAGCGGCGGACATCGTGATGATGGCTCACGAGAATCCAACAGCGTTGACCCATTTGAAACAGATCGCAGGTGCGTATACTACTCATGTGGATGTCACTTCAAGCGAGGAAGCAGGGTGGTAGATAAGGTAATTGGGATCAATGGGAAGCCGTTCGATGCGAGAGACTTTGACGACGAGAATCGGAAAGCTGTGGAGAAGATGCTGTTTGACGTGGCTGATGATATCGATACGGGTGGCATTGTTCCGCGTGGAATGGCGCTTACGATTATCCAAGAAGACGGGGAACCTATTTTCTGGTTTGGTGGTAGCGAGAAAGACTTGTTCATGCTTTACGGGTCAATCGAAGCCATGCGCCAAACATTCTGGGAAGCGGTGATAAAGGAGAAGCAGGTTGATTATGGTGAGTAAAGTACACAAGGGTGAACTGGGTGAGCGGTTGCCGAAGAACTTAGAACGACGTGAGCGATGGTATGAGATGAGCGCTGATCCGATCGCACTGGAAACCGAGATCACTGATTGCGTTGCACAAGGTGAATCGCTTCATGCTTGGTGCAAGCGCAAGGATATGGCGTACAACACGGTCAATGACTGGGTAGCGCGTGATCCTGCTAGGAAGGAACGCTATGAGCGAGCAAGGATCAGTCGTGCTGAGTGGCACGTCTCTGACATCGAAGAGATGCTAACGGAGGTGCGTAAAGGTGACCTTGATCCTGCACGAGCAAGGGTGATCGCTGAGAACAAGCGTTGGATAGCGTCACGCATGGATCCACATCTATGGGGCGAGAAGATGCAGATCAGTACCGAGATCAACATCGGAGACAGGTATTTAGAAGCGATCAAGAGGCTTTCGTCACCTGATGTGATCGAGGGTGAGGCAATCGATGTGACGCCAAGAGATGGCGAATAACGAAGAAAACACTCACCGACGTGGATACGCGCACACGAGGCGACGTGACCACATCGTGACCGGAGACGTAAATGCGATTTAACATAATGATAGTTATGCGCCAAAGTAACTTGTCAACGTTGCCACGTAAGTTATTGATTTCGTTGGGATCGTTGTTGGCCTGTGGATAGGTCACGAAACGGTCGACACGGATTGGTCAAAACTTGAACACGAAAAAACGTCCATCTGTGGATAAGTCCGCCGCGGTGACCCCCCCCATGCGGTTTTTTCGGCGGGTGCGTGGACGTATAACGAGACACACATCGGCGTAACCCCTAGGGGTATAGGAGCGAAATGAGCGAAGCCACGAAAATTCAAAATCCATTTGACGACTTCATCCTGAAGTACCGCAACGATCCGGTGTTGTTCGTGGAGAAGGTGTTCGGCGTCCAACCGGATGACTGGCAATCGCAGTTCCTCCGTGCTATCGCCGACAGCAACCGGCGGATCTCCGTCCGCTCGGGTCACGGGGTCGGCAAATCAACGGCGGCAAGTTGGGCGATGCTCTGGTATCTGCTGACGCGTTATCCGGTGAAGGTCGTCGTCACGGCCCCAACTTCCTCGCAGTTATTCGATGCGTTGTTTGCTGAGATTAAGCGATGGGTGAAGGAGCTTGATCCGGCATTGCGTGAACTGCTTGAGGTGAAAAGCGATCGCATCGAGCTACGCCCATCGCCGACCGAGGCGTTCATTTCAGCCAGAACGTCACGCGCCGAACAACCGGAAGCGTTACAGGGTATCCACTCGGAACACGTCATGCTTGTTGCCGATGAAGCATCCGGTGTTCCCGAGGCAGTGTTTGAAGCGGCGGCAGGTTCTATGTCAGGACACAGCGCGGTCACCATCCTGCTTGGGAACCCTGTTCGATCGAGCGGCTACTTCTATGAAACGCACAATCGCCTGAAGGACGAGTGGTTCACGCTTCACGTCAACTGCGAACACTCCAAGCGCGTATCAAAAGAGTTCGTGCGTGAGATGGCGATCAAGTATGGCGAAGAGAGCAACGCATATCGCGTCCGCGTACTCGGCGAGTTCCCGTTGTCAGACGATGACACGATGATCCCATTCTCTGTTGTTGAGCAAGCGATGAACCGTGACATCGAGGTCGACCAGTTCTCGCAGATGACTTATGGGATTGACGTTGCCCGCTTTGGTTCCGATAAATCGGCGCTCGCCAAGAAGAAGGGCAACGTGATTACCGAAGTGAAGAAGTGGCAGGGGCTTGATCTCATGCAACTGGTTGGCGCGATTAAGAATGAATACGACGCCGAGGAATCGTTAGATCGTCCATCCGCGATATATATTGACTCGATCGGTCTGGGTTCCGGCGTTGTCGACCGATTGCGCGAACTCGGTCTACCGGCGATCGGCATTAACGTCTCCGAATCACCGGCAATGAAGAACGCTTATGTGAATCTTCGTGCTGAGCTATGGGGCAAGATGAAGAACTGGTTGGAGCAACGCGGATGCGCGTTACCGAAGGACGATGATCTGCTTGCTGAGCTAACGTCCCCCCGCTACACGTTTAATTCGTCTGGGCGGTTGCGATTGGAATCCAAGGACGAAATGAAGAAGCGCGGGCTATCGTCGCCTGATTTGGCAGACGCGTGTATACTAACCCTAGCCGGTGATGCGGCTGTGGGTATTTATGGGTCTGCTAGTGGGTCTAGTTGGACTCAACCTTTGAAAAGATTGATTAAAGGGGTCATTTGATATGGCAATGGGCGGTCGCGGACTGTACGCGAATATTCACGCAAAGCGTAAGAGAATTAAGGAAGGGGCTAAGGAGCGGATGGCTCGCCCTAACGAAGCAGGATACCCAAAGGCTAAAGCGTTCAAGCAAGCCGCTAAAACCGCCAAGAAGAAGGCGAAGGGCCGTGCCTAAACCGGCTAAAGGAAAGGCGAAGGTCAAAGTCACATCGACCGGTAAAAAGGTTTCCTATGGTGCTAAAGGAGCCAAAGTGCGACCGAATACGCCAAAAGGCGACGCTTACTGCGCTCGATCGTATGAGCAAATGAAGCAGTACCCGAAAGCCGCCAAAGACCCCAACTCCCCCCTCCGGCTATCGCGTAAGCGGTGGCAGTGTTCCGGTAAGAAGAGTGTGAAGAAGTCATGAGTCTATTAAGTGGAGTCAAAGGGCTTTTATTCGCTCATAACACAAGCCCGCAACGATTAGCGCGAGAAGCTCAAATGGGCGGTGCGCCGATGCCATCAATCGCTGTCACCAAAGAGGGTGTGCCGTTTAACAACTTCGGCGACATTACCTTGGTCGGCGATCCTAGGAGCTTCGATCCGTCTGTTCGCGCAAACAAAGCGTTTAGCTCCGATGCGTACACGGTTCGCGCACCAAGCCCAGTTCAAATGGCGAGAAAAGGCGCATATAAGAAGTTTGCAGATGATTTCGCGGAGTATAAAGATCTTGGCGCTACCGATCAGGTTAAGTATGCACTTGAGGCGTTAGAGCGGAAGGGCGGGGTAAGCGAGTCTAGTTTTAATGACTTTGCTAGGTTTTTTGAGGGCGGCCCTGCAATCAAGGCGAAATTCCTTGATGAGTTAGGTGTTGATATCCGTGACGCCAGTGGCAAGATCGATCGCAGAAAAGTAAATGAAGCGTTCACTGGGAGGGACGCTGAGTTCAACCAGTGGTCTAGTCAGCAGGCTCAAAAGTACGTTGAGCCAGAAACGTATTTTATATCTAACCCAGATCGAGACTATGTAACTGGTCGCCCGAAGTTAGTTGAATACACGGCTGATAATGTTGCGGACTGGATGGCAAAACGTGGTGGCAAAAACCAAGAGTCAGGTCTGGGTCAAACAGGTGTGGCGGCACAACGAGCTTCTGAGTCACGTCAACTCAAGAGCTTAGACGACATCAAGGCGCTTCGCGAAAGCGTTGTTGATGAAGAAACGCTTGATTTAGCGAAGCAGGCAACCGAGGACAGGTTTTTCGACTTAGCTGAGAGATTAAAAGGCGCGTACAAGTACGACTCAGACAGTTTTCGTTATTTAGACGAAGTTGGCGAGATGATTATTGGGATGACCGATAGAAACGCCGTAAACAAATTGCGCGAGTTTGGATTTGAAGATGCGTCACCTGAACTTGTACAAGAGATTCAGGACTATCGGAAAATGCTCCAAGATTCTCCAGTAGGGTATATGGAGTCAAAGCCAGAGAGAGTGGTCCAACTTGATGAGTACGCGGGAGCCGTGGTCCCAGAAAACATAGACGCGCAAACACGCGGTTTACTGGAGGAGTCTGGGCTTGAGATTAGAACATACGACCCAGATGTGCCTGAAACACGGACTGCGGCAAGAGATACGTTCCGCAATCAGATGTTCCAAGTTGGCGGGATTGGGATGACTGGCCTCTTAGGCGCATCAGCCCTTATGTCACCAGAAGCAGAAGCGGGAGCCGCTACGCAGTTCATCCGGTTGCTTGAGGCAGGTTACCCAGAATCAACAGCGCGAAAGATCATGTCCGGCGAACTGCCGATGGACGAGGCAAGCCGTATGGCGAGAGCCAGAGAGCAAGGCTTTACGATGGAAGCCCTTCATGCAGGCAATCCAGACATTAAAGAGTTTAACCCTAAAGCCACGAGACGAACCGTCGATGAAGGTTATGATGAGGATACGGTTGGTTCTTTTTTCACTGACAACCCAGTAATCGCCGCTAGTTATTCTGGGAACGACGCCGCGACTTACCGAGTTCTTCTAAACCCTCAACAGTTTGGGCGCGTTGACGCAAAGAGTAATTTCTACAACAACCTTGAAGAATCCCGCTATGTAACGTCTTCTGGCGAAGAAATAGACCCAGTGTATGCGGCTAACGAAATACTTGGGAAAATGCCGTCTCAGACAGATGATTTCGGACTTCTTTCAAGGTACTCAGGCGACACAGGCGTCATCATTGATAACGTGATTGACATGGGGCCAAAGACAAAGCCAATGCGTATGGTCGCCGAAGAAATGTCGGGCGGTAATCGGGCTGACTACCTTGATGAGCTTGAAAGAACTGGTGCGAAGACAATCATTCTCCAAGACCCAAGCAAAGTCCGTTCTTATTATAGTGCCGCCTTTGACCCAGATGAGATTGGTAATCCGAACATCATGGCCTCCCCCGCCCCAGTCGGAGCGGTTGGCGGCTTACTCGCATCAGAAGCCGTAACACCTGAAGGTCAACTGAATCCGTTGCTCGCTGTACCGGCTGAGATCGGCTCTGCGTTGAATGAAGCTGTCGTTGGTACGCTAGATTTTATTGGACCAGACACGGTGAACGCGGTTTCTGAATTGATTGGATCGGAATATCGGATGCCACGACTGTCTGACCAAGAGTTAGTTAGATTATACTCTCAAGGCGGGTATATGGACGAAGGGTACGGACGTGACTTTGTTCGCACCGCAACCGGTTTGCTTCAACCGTTTTAAGGTAAAGATATGGATCAATACAAAGACGACGACATGAACGGCTCACCAATCGACCAAGCGATGAACTCGCTGTCGGAGATGGGTATTGAGATCGATAAGCCAAACGAGATGAGCGATGATGAGTTCAATGGCATCATCACATCCGAAGTGCAGGACGCGATCGACTACATCGACAATACGATCTCGCAAGAGCGCAATGCCGCCTCCCAGTATTACCGTGGCGAACCGTTCGGCGATGAAGAGGAAGGTCGTTCAGCCGTTGTCTCTATGGACGTACGCGATACCGTACAGTCGATTCTTCCTTCATTGATGAAAGTGTTCACGTCCGGCGAGAAGGTTGTGGAGTTCGTACCACACGGAGCCGAGGATGTGGCTCAAGCCGAGCAAGCGACTGACTACATCAATCATGTATTCATGCAACAAAACCGTGGCTTCAGCATCCTATACGACGCGTTCAAGGATGCGTTGGTCCGCAAGGCGGGGATCATCAAGTTCTACTACGATGAATCCGTTGAGGTGTCGACAGAGAACTACACCGACCTGACACGCGAATCCATGATGATGTTGCTTCAGGATGAAGACGTTGAGGCGTCTGCTGTGAAGGAAACGCCAATCGGTGAGCCAATCATGGTTCAACCGCCTGTCATGGACGAAATGGGCAACGTCATCCAAGAGCCGGTGATGGATCAGCCAATGTCATACGACCTTGAGCTAAAGCGCCGTACCAAGAACGGAAAGATCAAGTGCGAGGCGTTACCTCCGGAAGAGTTCCTGATCGACCGCCGTGCAAAGTCAATCCACGATGCAACGATCGTCGCCCACCGGAAGATGGCGACCGTATCCGAGCTAGTCGCGATGGGTTACGACTTCGACATGGTTAAGGACCACGCAGGCGAGGACTTCCAGTTCGACACCAACAGCGAATACTACAACCGTAACCCCGTTGCGACGTTGAAGAACTACATTGCCAAGGACGATGCAAACAAGCGCGTTCTGTACATCGAAGCCTATGTGAAAGCGGATTACGACGGCGACGGCATTGCGGAACTGCGTAAGGTGTGCTGTATGGGCGACGCTCACGAGATTGTGCGCCATGAGCCATACGACCACATTCCTTTTGCGGCGTTTTGCCCAGACCCAGAGCCACACACGTTCTTTGGTCAGTCGTTAGCCGACATCACGATGGATATCCAGAACATCAAGTCGCATATCCTTCGCAACCAGTTAGACTCACTGGCGCAGTCGATTCACCCACGCATGGCCGTTGTTGAAGGTCAGGCGAACTTGGAAGACGTGCTGAACTCGGAAGTAGGCGGCATTATCCGTATGCGAGCGCCAAACATGGTGCAGTCGTTCTCTCAGCCGTTTGTCGGACAACAAGCGTTCCCGATGATGGCGTACATGGATGAAGTGAAGCAATCGCGTACCGGCATCAACCGTGCGGCGGCAGGCTTGGATGCTGATGCTCTTCAGTCAACAACGAAGACAGCGGTTGCGGCGACTGTCACGGCGGCACGTCAGCACCTAGAGTTGATTGCTCGCATCTTCGCAGAAACCGGCATGACTGATCTATTCAAGGGATTGCTGAAGCTGACAATCTTGCATCAGGATCAACCAGAGATGGTCCGCTTGCGGAATGAGTTCGTGCAAGTCGACCCACGCGCATGGCAAGCAGGTTTCGACGTGACAGTGAACGTTGCGCTTGGCGGAGTGGATGATGAGCAAAAGATGATACTTCTTGAGTCGATCGCTCAGCGTCAGGAAAACGTGATATCGCAGTTCGGATTAGATAATCCACTTGTCACCTTATCTCAGTACAGAAATACTGTCGGCAAGATTATCGAAACGGCGGGTATTAAGGATGTCGATAATTACTTCCTTGATCCGAATGGTCCGCAGGCTCAGCAGATTATGGCGCAGGCGGCCCAGAAGCCGAAGAAGCCAAGACCTGAAGAGATTCTCGCGCAGGCTGAGATTGCGAAGACACAAGCCGAAACGCAAGCACGGATTGCGGCGATGAACTTGGATCGCGAGAAGATGTTCATGGAAGATGAACGCAAGCGCGATGAACTGGATGCGAAGATCTCAATGGAAGCGTTGGAGCTTCAGGCGAAGTACGGAACGCAGATCGACGTGGCGCAACTCAAAGCTGAGATCGAGCGCGAGAAAATGACGATCCGTGAACGCGGAGCCACATTAAGACAGATGATGAATAACGCACCACGAGGTGACTAATGATCTTTACAAGACGGGACGTTGAGCTTGGAGAGAAGGCTCGATCCGTCGTCGATAACGAGGCATATAAGGACGCACTTGTTACCATTCGTAACAGGTACGTCGAGTCTCTTATCAACACGGCGGAGGATGAATCGGCCAAACGCGAAAGGGCGTATATGGCGATCAGGATGCTAGAAGAGGTGGAAGCACAGCTTGTTAGCGTTATGGACAAGGGAAAGTTGGCAAAACAATACCTTGACAAACTAAACCGTAGATAAGGGATAATGTAACCATGAGTGACACCCAACAAACTGGATCACTATCAGTCAAACAAGCCGCTAACGTATTTGGCGGGCTAATGGAAGCGAACGCTCAACCGGAAGCCGTTGAACAGGAAGTGGTAGAAGAGTCCGAAGCAAATGCAGAGGACGTTGAGGTAGAGGACACGTCGACCGAGGAATTTAGCGAGGACTCGGAATATGACCCCGAAACCAGTCAGGAAGAAACGGACGAAGCAAACGAAGAAGAGAGCGCCCAGACTTACACCGTCAGAGTAGATGGTGAAGAAGTCCAAGTGTCGATCGATGAATTGTTGAGCGGGTATTCGCGGACTCAGGACTATACGCGTAAAACGATGGCACTAGCGGATCAGCGCAAGTCACTGGAAACAGAGCTTGAACAGATCCGGAGCGAACGCGCACAGCTAACGCAGGTTCTTGAGCAAATTGATGTTCAGGACCAAGAGCAAGAGCCAAACTGGGATGCGCTATATCAGCAAGACCCACAGCAATGGCTTATTCAGCGTGAAGTGTGGCGCGAAAGGCAAGAGCGTAAACGCGCACTTGTCGAGGAGAAACAGCGGTTGCTCCAAGCGCAGGAAGCGGACAAACAGCGAATCGTCGCACAGTTTGTTGAGCAAGAACGAGGCAGATTAGCCGAGGTTCTCCCTCAGTGGCGTGATGAGAAAGTAGCGAAGGCAGAGAAGGCGAAAGTGGCCGACTATGCCAAGAGGATCGGATTCACCGATCAGGAGATCGCTCAGTTCTACGATCACCGCGCTGTGACAACGCTCTATAAGGCGATGAAGTTCGATGAGCTTCAAAGCGGTAAGCCAAAGGCTAAGAAGCAGGCAACGCCTGTTGCGAAAGCCGGAGCCGCAACAACAACGCCTAAAGGTCGAGATGCCTATCGTAAATCGCAACAACGACTCGCAAAGACAGGCAAGGTCGCAGACGCGGCTAATGCATTTAAACATTTGCTAGGTTAGGAGATTTAACTCATGGCAACTTTTACTACCTATGACGCGGTTGGTATCCGCGAAGAACTGGCTGATGTTATCTACAACATCTCACCAGAAGAAACTCCGTTCATTTCTAACGTTGGACGTAAGTCTGTTGCGAACACATTGTTTGAGTTCCAGACAGATTCATTGGCTTCAGTCGATACAACTAACGCCGTTGTTGAAGGCGCAGGCGCAACTGCGGCAGATGCATCTGCAACTGCAACTAAGCGTATGCAGAACTACACGCAGATCAGCCGCAAGGTCGTTTCGATCTCTGGAACTGAAGAAGTCGTCAACAAGGCAGGCCGTAACTCTGAACTGAGCTACCAATTGGCTAAGAAGTCATCTGAGTTGAAGCGCGACATGGAGGCGATTTTGACTCGCAACCAAGCGGCTGACGCAGGCGATTCCTCAAACGCCCGTAACACTGCATCTTTGGAAGCGTGGCTCCGCACTAACACTAGCCGTGGTACTGGTACAACTAACGGTGCAAACCCAACGTTGTCTGGCACAACTTCTGGCTACCCAAATGCGGCGGCAACAGATGGTTCTGCTGACGCTCTTCGTGAGTTCACAGAAACTTTGTTGAAAGACGTTATCCAGTCTGTATGGACAGAAGGCGGCGACCCATCAATCTTGATGGTAGGCCCAACTCAGAAGCAGAAGGCATCAACCTTCACAGGTATCGCGTCACAGCGTTACATGGCTCCAAACGACGGCCCAACAACAATCATTGGAGCCGCCGATATCTATATTTCAGACTTTGGTAGCGTCTCGATTGTTCCTAACAGATTTCAACGTGACCGTTCTGCGTTCGTTCTCGATCCAGAATACGCGTCAGTGAACTACCTCCGTGATTTCGAGGTTGTTGACTTGGCCCGCGTCGGTGACTCTGAGCAGAAACTTGTTCAGGTTGAGTACGGTCTAGAAATCAGCAACGAAGCCGCTCACGGTGTGATTGCAGATATCGACGTTACTGCCTAAGTAGCGTAACCACGGAAGGGGCTTCGGCCCCTTCTTTTTATCTAAAGGTGTTGCATGGGAAACAAAAAAGTATTCAGCCATGATCCGATGACTGGGATCACTAAGTATTGGCATGATAATCAGGATGGCACGGTAACGATCGAAAGCGATCAGGATGTTAGTGAGATCCTGAAAGCAAACCAAGCGAATCGCAGTTCTTTCGAGAAGGGCGATAAGTGGGGAGAGATGAGTCGTGTCGCTTCGATTCCTTTGACTGTATACTATGACCTGAAGCAGAAAGGTATTCTGGATGACCAAGCCGCAATGAAGAAGTGGCTTAATGATCCAGACAACGAATTGTTCAGGACTCGCAAAGGTAAAGTCTAATGGCGATTACGAACTACGGTGAACTGAAGAGCGCGATTGGCGACTTCCTGAACCGTTCAGATTTAACATCGGTGATCCCAACGTTCATCGATTTCGCGGAAGCGGAGGTCAATCGCTACCTCCGAGTTCGTCAAATGGTTACCCGCGCCGAGGCAGTGATAGACTCACGACTCAGTGCAGTTCCTTCGGACTTCCTTGAGGCTAAGGACTTGGTGATTGTTACGGGAACTCCGGTGACACCGTTACAGTTCGTGACTCAACAGGAGATGGGACAAATACGTAATACAGAAGTCACTGCGGCGGGTAAGCCTAAATACTTTTCGGTGATTGGGGATCAGTTTGAATACTGCCCGACGCCGGACGGAAATTACAGCCTAGAGATGGCTTATTACGCAAAGATCACCCCTCTGACAAGTGACTCAGACACGAATTGGTTGCTTACAGACTATCCAGATCTTTACCTGTATACTTCACTTACGCACTCCGCTCCTTATCTAAAAGACGATGAGCGGACTACGGTGTGGTCTTCTTTGGCAACGAAAGCGAAAGAAGAATTGCTCGCTCGCGATCAGTCTGCATCGTATACTGGATCAACACCGAAAATTAGGATTAGGAGCTTCGGATAATGTCATTTACAAACTACTTGGAAACTGAACTGTTAGATCACGTTTTCGCAAACAATGCATTTACTTCGCCATCGGCAGTTTATGTAGCTTTGTTTACATCAAATCCCGGAGAAACGGGTGGTGGTACAGAAGTTTCTGGCGGTGCATACGTTCGTCGGCAAGGATCTTTCACTGTGTCTGGGAATACTGCTACTACGTCAGCGGCTATTGAGTACCCAACAGCAACAGCGTCTTATGGCACTGTGACGCACATCGGTATTTTTGACGCATCATCAGGTGGAAATATGCTTGCTTATGCGGCACTGACTGCTTCAAAGACGATTGCATCAGGCGACGTATTCCGTATCCCTGCCGGTGATATTGATATTACCCTAGACTAAGGGGTAATACATGGCAGTCACGCTTGGGGTCACAGCGCCTTTAATCAGCGTTGCGGCGCAGAATAATGCAACGTGGACTCAGCGTACTGCCGATCTTTCTCAGTACATAGGATGTACTGCACGTCTTGTTGTCTTATATCAGTCTGGCGCAGATTATAGAGGCGACATACAGCTAGATGACTTCAACATCGGCGGCAATACTTTTGACCCCGAAAATAGTACACACAACTTTCAAGTACAGTCCATTGCTGACAATAGCAAACTTAGTAATGTAAATGCCATACAGTCTGACTATGAGTCAGTAACGTGGGTTTCTTTAACAACAGACAGTTCTACCCATCAAACTGGGGACTACGGCAAGTTCTTTAGGGACTCTGGCGGAACTCCAAGTGGAGGTACTGGGAACTCTAGTGGAAACACAGGAAGTTTTTATTACTTTGCTGAAACTAGCGGCGACGGTAACAACAACGATATCTGGCTCCGTTCACCAGAAGTCGTCATCAACAATCAGACGTTAAGTGTCTATACGGCTCAGAACGGCTTAAATTGCGGTCCCATTTACATTTATCTAGAGATCACCCAAGTTGCTTCTGCATACGGGATGGGCGCGTATGGCTTAGGGTCTTACCCTGACGGGATTGGACGAGGGTATGGTTACGGAACTTATGGTTCGTCAATATTTGGCGAAACAAACTTTGTTCAAGCAGTAACGCAAACAGCAGAGGCAACTAGCACCGCATCCTGTACGGCGGGTGTAACACAAAGCGCGTCAGCTTCTTTATCGGCTTCCGCATCAACTTCAGCAAACTCAACGCGAATTCAAAATGGTGTTGCGTCGGCGTCTAGCTCTGTGTCTGCAACTTCTTCTGGTCAGAGGATTCAACTGTCTAGTTCAGTTATATCTTCTCAGGCACCAACTGCGTCTTCTGGTTCGGCTGTAAGGCAATCTGCGTCTGCAATAACTGCGACGGCTTCAACTTCAGCAACGCCAGAAAGAGTGAAGCTGACGGATGCGATTGTTGAAACGTCATCTGGAGTTGTGACTAACGCAGTAGTCGTTAAGCAAGATAGCGCAAGTGTTGCCATTCAATCGTCTATTTCGTCGACGGCCAACCGCGTCCAATTTGCATCTGCATCTGAGTCGGCCAGTTCCTCTTTGTCCTCTAATTGCGAGAGAATACAGAACGGATTGGCATCAGATTCTTGCAGTTCATCTGCGTCAATCAATGGCGTAAGGGTCGCTGAGGCATCGGCAAACGCAAGCGCATCGGCAAGCATAGATGTTAATTTTGTCGTCCTTGAAGGCGCATCCGCTGAACCTCTTGAAGCCCAGTCAACTGTCACGGCATCTGCGATTCGCTTTAGAGAATCATCAGCTTCGATCAACTCAAGCGCGTCACCTTCTATCTCGGCAATCGCTGTCCGCACAAGCGCGTCGCAAACGATTACTGGGTCAGCAAGCGTATCAGCGGCGAGCGAGCGAGTCGCGTTAGTTGAATCGATAGTTGATACATCGTCTGGTGTTGTGACTAACGCAGAACGGATTCTCCAAGACTCGGCCCAAGCAAACGTATCTTCTACTACAAATGTAGTCGCGAATCGAGTCAGGTTTGGTTCGTCTATCGTTTCAGCAAGTCTTGCAACGTCAGCGGATGGGACGCGTGTTGCACTTGGCGAGGCAACGGGCGAAGCGGATGCGACAACGACGGCAACCGGAAATCGTGTACAGTTTGTTACATCTGACGTAATTACGTGTGCATCATCTACTTCTTCTAGCGCGGAGCGCGTCAGAGAAGCAGACACGTCACTTTCTGCCGACAGCGAAACAACATCAAGCGCGGTTCGTCTTGGCGAATCAAGCGCAACCATTGATGCAGTATTAACAGCAAGCGCGACAAGCTCACCAATACGGTTTGGTGAAGCGCAGACAATTACTGGTCAGGCAAGCACGTCTGCAACGCCAGAGCGGATCGCATTGGTTGAGTCGATCATTCAGCCTGTTTCAGCATTAGTTACAAACGCTGAGAAGATCCACCAAGATTCTGCGGTCGAGTCTTGCACATCAGATGCATCGGCTGAAGCAGAGCGAATTGCTCTGGCCGACGCGTCCGCGTCACCTATTTCAGCAGTTCTTGCAAGCTCAGAGAAGATTCTTATTTCTACTGCGTCTCTTTCTGCAAGCGCGGCATCAAGTTCAAATGGCTTACGCGTAGCGGAGTCCTCGGCAGAAATCGATGGCTTGGCTTCATTGACAAGCCGTGCGGACTTAATTATCTCTGCTGAAGCAACGGCTGACGCGGTATCTTCATTGTCTGCCTCGGCTAACTCTACCGTAATAGCAAGCTCAGTTATCACAACGAGAGCAATAGCGTCTATAATAGTTGAAAGGATTCAGTTTAGCTCGGCAAGCGCATCTGCTTCTTCAGCGTTGACAGCAGAAGGGCGAGAGCTTTGGGAACTGATTGGAACCACGGACGAAACGTGGGATGATTTACCAGTAACAACAGGCGTCTGGACTCAAATCGATCAGACGACAGAGGATTGGACAAGGATATAGCATGGCTGATACGACAACGACCACTTATGGATTAACGAAGCCGGAGGTTGGAGCCAGTACCGATACGTGGGGAACCAAGCTAAACAACAACCTTGATAGCATTGATGACCTGCTTGATGGAACAACCGCGATTGCTCCCAATCTGACGCAAGGTTCTTGGGAAGTCGGCGGTACTGCGATTACTGCAACTGCGGCTGAATTGAATCTACTTGATGGGGTAACATCGACTACGGCTGAATTAAGCATCGTGGATGGCGACACCACAGCCACAGCAACGACTCTTGTTGATGCTGATCGTGTTGTCGTCAATGACAATGGCACAATGGTTCAGGTTGCGATGACTGATGTGCAGACCTATGTCAATGCGAACTTGGATGCTGACATCCTCAAAGCCGATGTTGCTGACACCATCACTGTACCGATGCGTGGCACAGTCACCACAGACAATGATGTGTCGTTTGACATGAATGTGACAAACAACTTTAAGTGTACGCCAGCGGCTGGGACGCATACGTTAACCTTTACGAATATCACAGCAGGACAGTCTGGCAACATTTGGTTAGACAACAGCGCAGGTGCGACTATTCAAGCGGCGGGGACAACCTACATCTCCGGTACTGATCTCACAACGATCAGCACAGCAGGGGTATACTTCTTATCGTACTACTCAGATGGTACGAATGTTGTTGTTGCTTGCTCTCCTGCCCTCACATCAACAGGTGCTTAATACATGGCGATAATCCAAGGCAACGCCCACAAGAGTTCAGTCAGTGGCTTCTACCCTAAGACCATTGAAGGATCGCTACGGTTTAACGACGATGACAGTGCGTACCTAAGTTGGACTCCTGACAGTGCGGGTGATCGTAAAACTTGGACTTGGAGTGGGTGGGTTAAGCGGGCGGGCACTGGAACTAGGCAGTATTTGTTTAGTACAGGGTCTAGCGGCACTAACTACGCCCATTTTATGATTGATTCGGACGACAAACTTTACTTTGTTACAGAATCTTCGCTATACCGAATAGGGTCAACGGCAAAGTTTCGTGACCACAGTGCGTGGTATCACTTTATGTTTGTGATGGATACCCCTAATTCAACAACTAATGATCGTATGCGTTATTACGTTAACGGCGAAAGAGTTGATGTTGGGGTATTTAATACACAGCCAACAACGCAAAACCTTGATATGAAATTCAATCAAGCGGCTAGTCACTCTATTGGGAAACACAATTACGGTGCCGCTTATGCAGATTGTTACATGGCCGATGTTTACTTCATAGACGGCCAAGCACTATCTGCCTCTGACTTTGGTGAAACTAAGAATGGCGTATGGGTTGCTAAGAACTACGCAGGGACATTTGGTACGAATGGATTCCATCTGACCTTTGAAGATGACGGTGTTAATGCGTTCTACGACTACACAGGAAATTATCCAAGCAAAACACTTGGTGCAGGCTTAGCACACACAACAGATGAAGCAAAATGGGGTTCAAGCTCAATTAACTCTGAGCCTACAAATGCATACTACACAATCACTGGTACAAATGGAGATTTGTATCCGTCAGGGTCAAACGATAGAACCTTTGAGACTTGGGTTTATTACGACAACACAGGCGTAAGTACAAACAACCTTGCACTGTTCTATTCATACACATCAGATTACTTTGGCGTAAATATCTTTTTAGACGGTGGTACGCAAAATCTTCGTGTCGGTAACCAGACCAATGGTGGTAGCAATTTATACTATCTAACATCATCTTCATCACTAAGCTCTGGATGGAACCATGTTGCTGTCACTTATCAAAACAAGACAGGAACACTATTCTTAAATGGTAACCAAGTTGGGCAAAACATTTGGGCTAGTGGTACGTTTGGTGACTCAGGTAATATTCAGATTGGTTCTACGGCGGCTTGTGACAGATTTCCTTACATGGACGATGTTCGCATTTCTTCTGGATTACGCTACACAGGATCAACGTACACGGTGCCGACTGCTGAGTTTGAAGTAGATTCAAATACATTGTTTATGTTGAAGTCAGACTATGCACCATCAACTGCGGTAGGTGCTGATTCATCTGGTAATAATAATCACTGGACAGATAACAACCTCACTCACTTTGATGTGGTGTTGGATAGTCCGACTGATAACTTTGCTACGTTGAATGCGCTTGTTGCAGGAAATGTCACTTTGTCTGATGGAAACCTAAAGTATCAACACACAGGTAGTTGGACAACAACAGAAGCGTACTCAACAATCGCAATACCGGAAGGGTTAAAGTTTTACTTTGAGGTTTTTCAAAATAGTGTTGGTGGGGCCGGTACTTATTGCGGGGTTGGTATCACCTCCAATACAACTACTTCAACAACCCCCTATAACGGAGTTGGTGGTTGGGTTTATTTAAATACTGGAGCCATAAATCACGATTCGTCAACATTATCTACTCAATCATCTTACACCACTGGAGATACTATTGGTGTGGCTGTGGACAGAGAAAATGGAACCGTTAAGTTTTACAAAAACAACACGTTGGAATACACCGTTTCAGATTCGGACATATCTACTGGAGATCTATTTTTTACAGTATTTGCGTACACGGGAACGATGACGGCAAACTTCGGCCAACAACCATTCACATACGATCCACCGGTGTAAGGAACAGAGATGGCATATAATTCATTAAGCACAGCTAACTTACCTGATCCGGTAATTAACCCTGCAGAGAACTCTGAGCCACGGGACTACTTTGAGACATTCCTGTACACAGGTAATGGTGGTGGATTACAGGTTGGTGATGTCATTAAGAAACCTGCTGATACGACGACGATCAGTAATTCGTTAATCTTTAATGATAACGACAGTGCGTACCTGAGCCGTTCTCAGAGCGATGGAGACCGTAAAACATGGACTTGGAGTGGTTGGGTTAAGCGAGCGAATATTGGCGTTTGGTACAATATATTTGGAAGTGGATCAAACAGTAGCAACCAAGCGGCAGTGAGTTTTACAAGTTCGGATTACCTATCCTTCATTTTTGAAGTTAGTAATAACGGCTATCAGATTGTAAGCGATGCCACATATAAGGATACTTCTAGGTGGTATCATATTGTTGCAATAGCAGATACGACAGAGCCGGTAGAAACTTCCACAGACAGGCTTAGATTGTATGTTGATGGTATAAGAGTGTCATTACAAAGTGCTAGCTATCCATCTACTAATTATGAAGCAACAATGAACAGTTCTTCTTATAATGCATATCTTGGAAGGGCAAGGGCAGACGGTACAACCTATGCTGACGGTTACATGGCCGAAGTCCACTTTGTTGATGGTACAGCCCACGAGCCAACAGACTTTGGTAACTTTGACGCTAATGGCATCTGGATTCCTAAAGCTGTCTCAGGTATCACCTACGGCACTAACGGCTTCTACCTAGACTTCAGCGACAACACAAGCACTACTACGCTTGGTGAAGATCAGACAGCGAATGGTAACGACTGGACGCTGAACAACATGGCAACAACAGATCAGGTTAGTGATAGCCCGACTGATAAATGTCCAATTGTTTGGGCTGAAAAATCTAGTGGCGTAACCTTCTCTGAAGGTAATCTTAGAATGAACTTAGGTTCATATGATCGTGCCGCAAGAACACATGGACTACCAATCATAGGCAAATACTACTGGGAAGTTGAGTCTGATTTGACTGGAACTGGAAGTAGTTACGGTATTCACGATATTACATTACCTGTTGGAAACCCTGCATTAGCCTCGCCAAACCATACCAATCATATTAGATTAGGTAGTACGGGTAATATTGCTAAGGACACGACGACAGTTTTCACTGGTGGTACCGCTCCAAGTAATGGTGCAATCATCATGTTTGCCGCAGACTTTGATGCAAAATTACTTTGGGTTGGTGTAAATGGCACTTGGTTTAATTCTGGCGATCCTGCGGCGGGTACTGGTTACGTTACAACATTACACAACGGTGTTCGTTACGGGATTAACTGCTTGTCATCTTCTGCGGACACAACAGCAATCTTAAATACAGGACAACGTACATTCTCTCACACAGCCCCATCAGGCTTTGTCGCCCCCACCGAAAACAACATCACAGTCGATGACCAGAACCTAGAGTCGCCTGACTTTGTGTGGATTAAGAACCGTGACCAAGCGGACAAGCATCATCTGTATGACTCAGTACGAGGTATTCAGGAGGCACTTTATTCAAGTGCAACCACAGCAGAAACAAATGAGCCGAATGGTTTATTAGATTTCAATGCGAATGGATTCACGATTGGCTCTGAAGCTGAAGTCAACACATTGAATGAGGACTACGTCTCGTGGACATGGAAGGCGGGCGGCACAGCAGTCGAAAACACAGATGGCTCTATAACGTCATCGGTGAGTGCGAATACGGAGTCTGGGTTTAGTATTGTTAGTTATACGGGTGATGATGCGGCAAGTGCGACTGTTGGACACGGATTAAGTCAAGCCCCAGAAATGGTCATTGTAAAAAACAGACAGGA